CTGTTGGGTCCATCAGCGACGGTAAAGATAGTTCAACACCTGATCTAGGTATTACGTTTTCTGGCACTGCGGCAAACATTGACCTAATAGATGCAGCAATCACAAACAGGTACATTTTCCTCACTGCCGTATGGCGGCTCCCTGCTGCTGACATCGAAAACCCTGCATCTGGAGCGTTCAATATTTTTGCAACACATTATGGCTTTGCAAAGCAAGCGGAATCCGACTTTACGTCAATCGCATTGACCGTAGGCGACTATAACGATTCGCAAGAACCGGATTTTCCATGGCGCAAGATACCATGGACAATCCTTGGACCATTGGGGGTTAGGACATGATGACCCAGCTGGAGGACTTATGAGCGAAACTTTTATTAGACCGATTCAATGGAATGACCCAGGTTATTCCAAGGCATTGGCTGAATATGAAACGCAAGTTTCCAAGTGGAAAGACGAACAAGTATGGGGCCAGATTAGGCACAACCTAGCCGAGTCGGCCAATAAACTCAATGCTGCACAGGCCCCCGCTGACGCATCAAAGCAGCCGCCGACGCCAGCTGTCACCGAGCAAAAGCGAATAGACGAGGATTCCAGCCTAAAACTAATCCCGTTTGAAGCGTTAAACGCATCGCAGAAATACGCGAACGCGGGCGACACGATGCCGATCGTCTTCTGCAAGCGCGTCAGCGGGCAAGGCGGCGTATGGATCAGCCCGCCGCTGCTGGAAGCGGTGTCTAATGACTTTGTCCATACATTCGTCTATCTGGTCACGCACGGTCAGGCGACACTGAACAACACTTACGACTTCATCGGCAATCAAGCGTTTGCAGACATCACACCTGCTGGTTCGGTGCTGCGCGTGCAAGGCTACACCAGCAACCCAGCAACATGCCCACTTAGTTCTGGCGCCAGCTGTGACCACTCGACCTTTAAGTTCATCACCAATCCACTGGCGGCGACCGTTGGCAACGTGTCACGCACCAGAACAATCAATAACTACACAACTGGCGTTACGATTAAAGCCAAGCCGCTGTACCCAGACGGGCTGTCGTCGCCTACAGCACTGGAGCGGTATACGCTGACCGTGCAACGCATCAACAACAGCACCGGCACTACCGCAACTGTTGGCACCTTCATCACCAGCGCAACGGGCGGCATCAGCAGCATTTCTGACACGCCAACCGCAGGCAACTACACATATAGCGTGATTAACACTGCGGTGCATACGGCATCAACAGACAAGCCGGAAACCATCCTGCTGGAGTTTGTGCAGAGCAATACGTTTCCAACAAGCTACGACAGGACCAGCAGCTACACCAACATCACGCTCAAGATTATCCGCGCCAATCTGTACGACCTAAGCAAAGAGTTCAGCGCGCCGTCAGATTTGAAGCAGGTTCATATTTTCATGGATGAAGGCGTGCAGGTTACCAAATGGCGCTGGCTCAATCCGGCCGATCCAAGCGCCAGTTCGCCGCCTTACGCGTACACAACTGCCGTGGCAGCAAGCGACATTTTCGCAGACCTAATCAATTATTGGTTTGTTAACAGCGGGAAGTTTACCAATCAAAACTTTCAAAACTTTTTACTTTACGATGTTGCAGAAACAGCAATCTTTCATGAAAACTACAACATGCGATTTAATGGTTACATTTCAACCGGAACCAACTTCATCTCATGGGCGCAGACGGTCGCACCGTTTTTCTTGTGCAGCTTTACGTCAATCTTGTCCACCTACGGATTGGTGCCGGTTTTACCTCTTAACTCAAGCAGGCAGATCCACCCAGGATCGCTGCAAAGTTCCATCAAGGAAACGTTTAATGACACAGACGTTAACGTAGACAGCCTGCAAAACAGCATCATCGCTGGCACTTACCGCAGGATCTACAAAAACACGCAAGGGCGCGTGCCGTTCCAGGTCGTTACAACATGGCGCGGGCAGAACGCGTTCAACCTAGAGACCTCGCAAACCACAACCGTCCGCTATTCCGATTACGCAGCAACGGCGCCAGAAGAGGCCTACGACATGACCAGCTTCTGCACCAATGCGGATCACGCCACGCTGTTTGCCAAGTATGTACTTGCCACCCGACGTTACAGCACGCATTCGGTGTCATTCCAGACAGCTCGCAATACCTTAAGCACATCAGATCTGCAGGTGTATGACCTGATCGCCGTGTCGCTGTCCCGTGTTGACAGCGCAGGCGACAACCGCACGGAGACTGAGTATTACTTGGTGGACGCCCTAGAGTATGATCAGACAGGTATCACAACCATTACGGCCACGCATTTTCCGCTGAATGGCTCGTACGTCGGCGTTATCAATGACAGCATCCTAAACGGCTCCTTTGTGGTGACGACATGAGCACCTTCCCGTCTGTCAAGCCATCCAGCCGTGCATGGACACCCGGCGCACGGGCGCAGTCGATCTACCAGTCGATCGACGGCATTGAGATCAGGTTCGTCCACGGCAGCCGCGTTGTCGGGCAACGCCTATCGCTGATCTTTGAAAACGTGACCGACGCGGTTGGCAAATCCATTACAGACCACTACGCCGCCAACGGCACCACCTACGGCACGTTTGACCTGCCTGCGGATGTGTTCGCCGGGCAGACCAGCTACGCGCACACCAACGAGGCTACCAACGCATGGCGCTATGCCGCGCCGCCGCAGGTCTCGTACACTGTCCCTGGTTATCAGAGCGTTACTGTTGAGTTGCTCGGGGTGACCGCCTGATGTCCAAGCATTACTCCGGCTCTGATGGTGCGCTTTACGTCGGCGGTACGCAGATCGCCAAGATTCGCAGCTGGGCGCTGACCGGTTCGGTCGAGACGTTGAACATCACCCGCACGGACGACACCGCGCAGAAGCTGATGTACGGCCGCCAGAGCTACAGCGGCAGCTGCACGGCGTATTACTATGAAGATGAGGCCAACGCGCTGGAGGCATCTGCGCTGCTGGCCAACATCATCCGCACGTCTGGCACATCACCTACCGCAACAGCCACGCTGCGACTGGAGCTTGCCGCAACACGCAGGATTGAGGCAGCGGTACTGTTTACGCAGGCTGAGATCGGTGCCAGCACAGGCGAACTAGTGACCGTCAACCTTAGCTTTGCGGTGACCGGTAACCTCACCGTCGCAACCATGGGGGCAGCGTAATGGCGGTCTATCTCGGCAATGCAGGGCTGGTTTCCATCCAACGCTCTGGCGCATCGACCTACACGTCTACGCTTGACCCCGGCGACGTGAACGTCGCGCAGAAGCGGTTCAGCTTTGACTTCCCGAACGATACGTTCATTACAGGCGATTACCTGCAGATCACTCGCATCGGCGGCGGCAACCTTGACTTCATCGACGCCAGCGGCTTTACGCCGCCCGGCGTTACCTCAACCGGTGCGTGGTACGTCAACGTTGACGCGGTCGGCGGCATCCGGCTGTACAAGACATGGGGCGCGTCGCTGAATGGCGGCCTCAGTGACGCCATAACGCTGGCACCACCAGGCAGCAGCTACACCATCTCAGTAGCGGTTGCCAATGCTGGCTACCGGCAGCTGGGCGAGGTGGTGTCGTATGAGTTGAGCACACAACGCGCTGCGCTGGATGCGTCGGTACTGGGCGAGGAGTTTGTGCGGCAGGTCAGCGGCATGATCTCAGGCAGCGGGCAGCTGTCATGCTTCTGGGATTTTGGCGAGAACGGCGACATCGAGGCGGCGCAGTACATGCACCACCTGATCCTGCGGCAGCAGCTAGGCAGCAACTTCAGCGCAGTGCTGACGATCAAACGCGGCGGCGAGGCAGCAGCTACTGGCGTATCCAGTGCCGACAGCTCGCAGCTGTATTACTTGGTTGACGGGCTAATCACCAACGTCGGCATTTCGTTTGAAGCCGCAACGGCGTTGCAGTCGCAGATTGAGTTCGTGACGACCGGCCAGATCCAGTTGCGCTACAGCGCAGGCGGCAGCGTTGCGGGCAGTTTGCTGCTGCAGGAGGATAGCAGCGCGATTGACCTAGAATCAGGCATAGGCCGCTTGCTGCAAGACGAAATCTAAGCCATGGCAGACCTTAAGATCTCGCAGCTAAACAGTCTCGCGGGCACAAGCCTGGCAGACACAGACGTTTTGGCTGTTGTTGACACATCAGCAAGCGAAACCAAAAAGATCACCTCAGTCGAGCTTGTACGTTATGGCTACGGACTCATCAGCGCCGGAACCCTTGACGGCGACATCATCGAAGCCGCCACAACCTCAGCCCGAGGAACAGTCCAGCTCACCAACAGCACCAGCAGCACAAGCACCACCACTGCGGCTGTACCCAATGCTGTCAAGTCGGCGTATGACCTAGCCGACGCTGCACTGCCAAAAGCTGGCGGCACGATGACCGGCCAGATCTTGGCCGATGACAGCAGCAGCGCCAGCACACCGGGTTATGCGTTTGACGGCGACGGCGACACCGGCATGGTGCGCACTGGCGCCAACGAGCTGGCACTGGTCACGGGCGGTAGCAACCGCCTGACGATCGACGCCAGCGGCAACGTGACCGTGCCGGGCAACCTGACGGTTTCTGGTACGACCACCACGATCGACACCACCAATCTGGTGGTTGAGGACAAAAATATCGAGATCGGC